CGGACCAGCTGAAGGATAATTACGAGGACTACCTGGCAAAGTCCGGAACCATCACCTATCAGGATGTGGACATCACCCTGTACCTCAAACAGGGGGCAGGGGTGACGGATGTGGAGGAAACGGCCCGGTCCCTGATAGCAGGGGCCATGTCTCTTTCCAACCGGACGGACTTCAACTTATTCTTACAGGATGACATCCGGTATGTGCTCCGCCAGAGCATACCGGACTACCGTAAGACCGTATTCACGGCCCCCGCAGTGGACGTGGAGCTGACGGCCGGGAATGTGGTCATGCTGGGGAGTATCACGGTCAAGGTAAGGAACACATAGGAGGGACGCCATGCTGGAGACATTCGGGGAATATATGTATTATCTGCTGTCCACGCCCTTCAAACAGGCAAGGAAGGCCAGGAACCAGTGGTATATCTATTTCAAAGTGACCGGGCGGCTGTTCGATGAAAACAAGACCATGCTCCGGCGGGCACGGGAGGAAGGCATGGTAAGGACAGCCAGTCCACGGATGCTTCCGGAGCATGGCCTGGACCGGAAACTGACGCGCTACGAGGGCGAGACCTGGGAAAACTTCCGGGTACGGCTGATGATGTATGCAGACACCTGCCGGCTTGGCGGGACGGAGGTGGGCACGCTCCAGGCGGTGCGGTCCCTGGGATTTACCGATGTGGAGATGGTGCCGGCGTATGAACTGGAGGGCAGCCGGGAGCACTGGGCGGAATTTTATGTCATCCTGTCCCGGGATATAGATGACTCCTTTGACATCGGCCATGATATCATCCGCCGGGAGGTGCGGCGGGTAAAGAAGGTAAGCGGACTGGATCGTTACCGTTTCCTGTACCGGATTCAGGATGCAAGACTGGAAGAATGCATCCGCCCTCATAACATCCTGATACGGGCGGAGGTACGCTGGTACAACAATAACATCCTGAACGGGGAGCACAACAACGATGGAAGCATCCATCATGACAATGTGATTGGAAACCACCTGCCCTATCTGCGCATACGCAGCCGGATGGAGGAGAGGGAGAAGGGAAGGCTGACATGTACAACCTGGCATCACTGGAGAATCCATGATGGGAGCACGTACAATGATGGAGCCAAACATATGGATGCACAAGTCATAGAGGAGGAAATCTGATGGCAAGTACAACCACGATAACCAAGTTGAGTAAGAACAAGATACTGAAGGCTAGGGCGGGCATCAAGGCATTGCCGGCAGTCACACAGATGGCATTTGGGAACGGTGCGGATGGTACGCCGTCAGAGAATGACAACACCTTGAAAAACGAGCTGTTACGGAAAGACCTGAGCAGCATCGAGCAGGTGACGGACACCAACTTCCGGTATATCTGTACCTTATCCAGGGAGGAGCTGGCCAACACGGCCATCAATGAGATGGCGTTGTGTGATGCGGAGGGTGACCTGGTGATGATACGCACCTGTTCGGACAAGAACAAGGATGATGACGAAGAGATGACCTTTGCGTTTGATGATATCTTTTAGGAGGCAGAGAAGATGGCGAATTTTGAGATAGATGAAGACCAGGCGGCGCTCATCCGGGAGTTGAGGAAGCTGGAAACCTCAGACCCGGTCCACGCAAATGTATACAATGCCCTATTCGAGAAACTGATTAACAATGATGCATTCTTGGAGCGGCTGGCAAACAAGATGATAGAAAAAAGCATGTTGTGCCATGTGTTGGACAGCGTCAACGCGCAGCAGGTCCTGGCAGCGGATGTGGGACCTAAAATCACGGCGATAACAAACGAGCTGAAAGAGAATGTTAGTGTGCTCAATACTAAGAGCGTGTATGCTGCGAACGGGCAATATATATACAATTACGTAACGGCGCACTACACATACCAAAATAATGTCGTTGGTATCATCCCCATATGCGTTAAGGAAGGGAGTGCTATCACCGTGGATAATGTACAGGCGTGTCTAACAGGCTCCAGTGCATATTATGATGTCACTAAAAATGTAATATCGTTTGAACGTCAAAATGATTATTGTATCGGAATTGCATTGGAATTAAGCAACGCATATGCCAACACTGCGTTGAGAGTCACATTTACCATCAGTCCTTAAGTCTGCTTGATTAAAACGACTTTAGCGGATATGTTGATGGTTTGCGGAGAACCGCTATAATTTTGAAATGCCACCCGGACAGAACCATTTGTCAACTGGTGAATGCCAATTATGTATGCCTGGGAATTCCCGCCCGTACAATTTATAGTTGCTGAGATTGGAATGTATCCGTCCTGTTTTGTAAATGGAATATCAGCAAACCAGCTTTGCCCGGCAGATGCCGTTATGGTGACTGACGGTGTATCAACATAAATAATCTTAGTATTGCGCCCAGCAGTATAAAAATTCAGGCAAAACTTATTTTTCTGCATTTTTATTACTGTGTTCAATACTAAGAGCGAGTGGAAACTGCTGGAAGCAGTAAAAGGGAGGCAGGCGATAGAACTGCCCCAGAGTGGAACGTTTTCAGAACTTATAGTCATTGTCTCGTATACCTATTCGGTTACACGGAATTATTTTATTGCAATTCCCGCTATATCATTACCGACAACTGAGCAACGGGCCAATGTGGGGACGGGGCGTGGTGGCGATTTAGGCGAGAATGTTTCTGTGAGCGTGGCAATATCAGCAACAAGCATCAGACTTGCAACCTTTGTCTTTGATGGCATTGCTTATGAGGCCAATGCTACACTGGCTGTATATTACAGGTGATTTTGCGAAAAGTATGCGCCGCTAATTGAAATCAAACTGCCTGCACTAAAACTTGCTAATTGGTCATGTTGTACCGCAACTGCTCCATTGATATCAATATTGCCATTCTCACTTTGTCTGTTTGTACCTCCTGTATGTTTCGTAACAGATAGCGATACGGCGAAATCAGGCAGTGGAAGGCCGGTGATAACGGCTGACGATGTTCCGGTTTCGCTTGCGTTAACCAGTGTTGTCTTTATCTTACACTGTATACTTACAATAACCAGTTTACCAATACATGTATACCCGCCTTTAATATTGTCTACCCTGTTTTCAAAGGCAGTGACTGGGCGATAGGAAATATCATCCAGCACACTAATCTTAGTATTGCGCACAGTAAAGCAGTCTGGCAGATTGAGCCCTCTTCTTTTACAATATAGGTATTCAAATATTGTAAGAAGGAGGCAACTTTATGGATGAAGTAAGACTGAAAGACGAACTGATGGCGCGATTGTCCAACGAACTGGACCGACCAGCGTTACAGGTGATTGACGGGGCATTATCATCGGTGCTCCGAAACTATGAGGTATCTAAACGAGAGACGAGGCTAAGCACCAACATAATCAGCTTCCCGGAATTGGATATCTTTATTGGAAAAATGCGCTTTGAAAATTATTCAGCGAGTACGGTCAACCAATATCAGCGGTTCCTGACGGACCTCTTAATCTATGTAGGGAAGCCAGTGCAGGAGATACAAGACTCAGATATTGTGGAATGTCTGAATTACTATGAGCAGATACGCCAGATTAGTGCCAGCACCAAGGACCATAAGAGGCGCATTGCCAGTTCCTTTTTCGCTTTTCTCCATGATAGAGGATATATTGGAAAGAATCCAATGGCGACAGTAGACCCAATTAAGTACGTTGCGGAGGTCCGAGAGGCACTGAGTACCCGAGAAATGGAGAAGATGCGCATTGCCTGTGGGACTAACATTCGTGATAATGCTGTGCTAGAGTTGTTTTTGGCAACAGGATGCCGCGTCAGTGAGGTGGTGGGGATGCGCGTTCAGGATATTGATTTTGTGGCTGGATGCGTTAAGGTATTAGGTAAGGGACAAAAAGAGCGGATTGTATTTTTCTCAGAGCGAGCCCTGGAATACTTAGAGCAGTACCTGGGTGACCGAAAAACAGGTGCAGTTATACTTTCCAGCCGGGCTCCTCACCAGGGACTAAAAAAGAACGCACTTGAAAATATAATCCGTAATATTACGGTGCGAGCAGGCTTAAGCAAGCGTGTATTTCCCCATCTTTTAAGGCACACGTTTGCGACCCGCGCTCTTAATAAAGGGATGCCACTTCCTACATTGTGTGATTTGATGGGACATGCCAGCGTAGAGACTACACGTATTTATGCTAAAAATAGTGGCACAAAGATGAAATATGAGTATGATATGTATGCTGCTGGATAGCAACTAAGACAAGATAGGATTTTTTGAAGCCTGCTTGTTGGGAGGCTTGTTTTCTATACCCTTGTCCAACTGTTGAGCACAGTAACAATTGTTTGTTATTGTTATGCGTGCTGTTTTTGAAGCCTTCCGGGCATTATACTAAGATTATTTATGTTGATACACCGTCAGTCACCATAACGGCAT